ACGGTGATGCGGCTGAGATTCTGGGAGCGGCGGATTACACGGATACCGACATTTTAGGAGGCAAACGGTATGTTTATGAAGATTTAGGATTGGATATAGGCTATAAGGATGGACTTCTTGCTTACATAAGTGTACAGCAAACCTCTTCTTGTTCTTTAAAAAATGGTCTTAACTCTTCCTCTGGAAAATCAGACTTTGTTAAAGCTGGCTTCTCAGACGGTAATTATGGGGATAAGTACTATTTAATCAGTGACGGGAGTCATATTCCAAGCACAGAATGTCCTGAGGCAGAATTTTCTTTTCGCTCTGTCGTTTCTTTATATGTCTATCCGAGCTATAACGAAGCCGATTCCCCTTCTTTTGAAGGTTATTCGATAACTGTTATGGATCAATACTGCACAAAATATGGGTGGGACTAGTCAAATGTCCCTATATCCACCCAAAACATCTGCTTCTATCACAGTAAATCTTCATGTGCCCGGCAGCGGGCTTTTATGGTAGATGATATGGGTGGACTTTCCCCTCTACTGTCTTTGTAGTCCTTACCCCGTTACTTTCTTTTGCCTCTTATCTCGTAGCTTCCTCCAGCAAAATCAGGCAGTTTATAAATTTTCCTATATCCACTTGCCACTCCCTTGCTAAATCCTATGGTATGGTTAATATACAGCCTGGATAAATCCAATGGCCGTTATCAGATGATGGCTTTCCGTACTGTTTTGCTGTCTCTTCAATAACTGCTGCGTTTGCGTCATATATTTTTTTCCAGTCACTTCCACTTCCGCCGTAAAACCTTCTGGCGATTTTCCACAGGTTGTCCCCGGAAATTACTGTGTATGCCTGACTGGCACGTGTTTCCGGGCGGGTTTCCACTGTTTTTGCCAAGGGTTGGATGTTTTTTTTCAGAAACTGTATAAACCTTTAATGCAGATGCTTCCTCCAGTTCTATTGTGTACTCAATGTCGCCAAAGGCCCCTACTGCCTCATAGCTTAACCTGGAGATGGTTACGTCCAGATTAATGGGTGCTTCATCTACAATCAGATTTAAGGTTTTCCCATTTTTTCATGGCATCCTCTAAAAAGCCAATACATTCCGCCGGTTCTTCCCATTGCTGAACCAATACAGTCCTGCGCCTCTTCCTCCCAAAGAATGTGCCGGACCATTTAACAGACTTGATGTCTTTCCCACTGGGTATGGACGCACTCCCGGCAAGCAGACTGTAGGTCTGATACACCGCTCCCCCGCTGATTCCAATCCGCTCTGGCAGAGACGGAAAGGTAAAGGTATCTAAATAAATCATGCTATCTCACCTCCTGGAATATTCCCATTAGCCCTAAGTGCCATTCTGGCTATATCAGCGGCCATCTCATCTAACATACCGGACAAGCTTTGCCGGACTTTTGTTTCCATTTCTTCCTGTGAATCTGTCCCATTTACCTGAATGATGTTTTGTGGGTTAAAGGACAGTTGTACTTGGGTGGTTCTGTTTTCCTTTCCTGCGTCTGCCTGTCCGGGAAAAATTACCGGAGCCGGAGATTCTGCCTCATTATAAATGGTGCCGTCCCTATGGAAACCTAATCCAAGATAACGGCCCGCCTTCTGGTATAATTCAAGCCCCCGCCTCCGGTATTTCCCTGACAGGGGAATCACTGCCTCCGGCCCATCCTCCCCGATCCAGGATAATTCCGGCCCGGAAGTAAATCCCCCCAGCGCCCGCTTGCCAGGTTCTTTACCAAACTCAGGTCTTTTGGATGTATAATGCATTTTCATTTTCGGCATGGTTTCCAAAAGTGACGGACCAGTAAAGTCCCAGTTGATATTAATTTTTATGTCTTCCGGCAAAATATTCAGCTCCTGGTTAAGTTGGCCTATGGCTTCCAGAACCGGATGTACATTCTTCTGGATCTCGGATATTCCGTCTGCCAGTATTTTCATCTTTTCCCAGTCCGCTTCTGCTTCCGAAAAGCCGGGAAGAAACTTTTCCACCACCTCGGCCATCCCCGGAGCCAGTTCACCTGTTAATTTTAAATTTTCATAGGCAGACTGAAAGAGTTCTAATTTTTCTTGTTCTTCATCCAGATTAATACCAGCATCTAGTTCTTTTACCTGTACAGAGGAATCGTAGTATTCTTTAAGTTGGGCATCATAGTCGTTTAGAGCGGCACAAAGTTCATCCATTTCCTCAGATATTTTATCTTGCTCTTCTTCCGCTTTTTTTATTTCATTTAATAAAAAGACGGGATTTTCAATGTTAAAAGAGCCTTTTCCATATTCCATAGAAACCTTGTTGGCTTCCATAAGAAATTCTTTCGCCTCATTGCTGTCACTGTCTACTAATTCATAACGTGAGAGGATATCTGACATTTTTCTCCAGTAATCATGTAACTCATCCCACTCCGGCTGTAATGCATCCAAACGTTCCTCTTTACTCTGATAATCCGCTATAATCTTTGGAAGATTCTGCTTTACCTCCTGCACCCCTTCCTTCAAATGGCGCTTCTCCTGCTCCAGTTCCCGCTCAGACTTTTTTTCTATATAATAAAGTTCCTCCCCAAGCTTTTCTATCCTGTCATCGCTCAGCCCATTTAACTTTTCATACTGTGTAATCATAGTCGGAAACATGTTCTGCAAATCCTGCAAAATCTGCTTCATCCGTTCCTGGGCTTTCTCTGCCTTTGTCCCGTCAAATTCTCCGTCATTCAGGCCTCTTTTTAACTCCTCATACTCCCCTAACAGCTCCTTCGCCACATCTACTTTAGAGACCGTTTCGTTATAGTTTCCTACCGCCTGCTCCAGATCATCCCCCAGCTCTGTCAGGGCGTCTAATGCTTTCTCTTTATCCGACCTGAACATATCCGACAGGAGATCCCCGCCCCAGAGAGCCGCTAGTCCTCCCACTCCGGCTCCGACTAATGTGCCTGCTCCAGGAGCGATTAGGGTTCCTATGCCTGCGCCTGCGGCAACCAATCCGCCTTTTGCAAGCCCGGTCTTCATAAGCCGCTCTTTATTCTCTGCTATAGCAGTTCTCCTGGAAGCGTGAATATCTTTCACCGCTGAGCCAAGCCCCATAAGGCCCAGCACTCCCCCGGCAATACTTGCCACTGTAGATAAGGAAATTCCTGTTCCCGCTGCGGTTCCGGCTCCTCCCACTGATGCTGCTCCTCCAGACGGTGCGGCTCCTCCAAACAATGTCTGAAGCAAATTCCACAGGGATTTTATCTTAGAATAGATGTCCATTACCCCTTTTCCCATTGCCGTTCCCGCTTCCAAACCTTTCAGGCCAGCCATCCCCACCAGCGCGGTAGAAAGAATGGATGTTCCGCCTCCGAAAAAGGAACTTTCAAACACTCTGGATATTGCCTCTTGTAATGCGGCGCTGATTTTCTGTCCCTCAAAGCCTCCTAAAAATCCATCCACAAAGCTTTTTCCCACAGACAATCCTTCTTCCGCCGCGCCGTTGTTAACGACTCCAAGGATTGCCAGAATCCCCTGGTTAAATCCTGTGCCTAAAAAGTCGCCAAGTTCTCCGGCCGCTTGTGTTATCTGCTCTTTTCCCTGTGAGTTCCACCACTGAGAAAATGGTTCCCCGATTAAGCGATCCCAGGCAATTTCTATTTTTCCGAAAAAGTCCGCGCTTTTCCAAACCGGATCTTCCATTAGCTTTTCCGCCGCTTTTTGAATACCTTCTATCTGTCTGGTAATGAAGCTGCCAAGCTCTGCACCCATCTCCTGCAGGCGATCCAGCCACCCCAGGATCTTATCTTCGTTGTCATCCAGCCAACCGGTAACTTTTTCCAGCCCCGGTTTTAATCCTTCCCAAAGGCCTGTCTCCCACTTTTCTATAAGTGTATTTCGGAACTTGTCAGAAACAGTGCCAAGGAAGCCTTTTATACTTTTGGATTCTGTATTTTCCAGGTCAAAGCCAAGGGTAAGGGACAGCTTAGGGCTTTCGCTTTGTTCATAGTCTCCGGCAATATTTGCAGGAGCTGCCATGGCTCCAAAAGCCCCTTCCAGTCCAAAGGTCATATTGCGGACAGATGACAGAAGACTTAAAATTCCCCTGACAGGCCGTGTTACATAATCTGTTGCCTTTAACGTGACATTCCAGGTTTTTCCGGTTAATTCCTTTAAGCTGCTTTGGGCCTTTTGAACAACAGGAGTAAGGTGATCCCGGGCTTCCATTAAAATTTCAATTCGCTCACGATTCAGTTCCTTTAATGCCCGCTTCACCTGTTTGCTGGCATTGTCTGCCATATCCAGACCCTTCTTTAATTTCCGGGCAGACTTTTCCATTCCGTCTAAAACGGAAATATCAATGGTTATTGTCTTTGCCACTCTTATTCACCTCCCTGTTCCTGGTTTTCTCCGTCCAGGTTGTTTTCTACAATAATAGATGCTGACAGAAAGGCCCTGTCCACGCAGGAAAGGGCCTCAAACTGGCTTGGCAATAGTTTTAAATCCTGGATTGCCCGATGCCGGATCACGAATTCTTTACATCCGGCCCGGATGAGTTTTTTACGGTGTCTTCCAATGCCTCTTCGTCCTCGTCCCGATAGCCGGAAAGAGCGCTGATGGCGTCTACGATCCTCTCTTTTTCTCCTGCCAGCAATACCTGGTCAATGGTTTCCCAGCCGGTTACAACCGGGTACTGGCTCTCCAGGGCCTTCCACAGTTCCTTGTTATCCCAGGTCTCCGTCTTATTGACTGTCGCCTCGTAAATTAACATGGAACGGAATTTTGTCATGTCCGTGTCTTCCGGCATTTTCACCCCATAGGTACGGTTTTTCTTATAACTGGTACATTTCTGCCTCAAGTCCTTGCTCTTTTTCTCGGATACCGGCCGGATAACCAGGTTAAAATACTTTACCCCGTTTCTGGATACCTGGATTTCCTGGGTCTCCTCCGCCATGTTCCGGGCGGCGGCAATGATGCCTTCCAGGATGCTGTGGGACTGGGCGGTAAGCTCCTCCTGGCTTGCTGCTGTGTTTTCTTCATTGTGGATTTTCATTTTGTTTGTCCTCCTATCTAAAATTTGCGTTTATCGCTCTACCGTAAGCCTGCTCTGCAGCTCCGGAACCTGATTTACAAAGAAGCTCCAGGATCGCTTAATCGCATCCCCTACCCCGATATTCTGTAAATCAATTGTTCCGAACGGGATTACCTCCCGGTAAACTACCCTCTCCTGGGATCCGTTTCTTCCCTGAAGCACGCCCTGGAAGCTCCATTCCGGCATGATCTGCTCATTCATAAAGTCAAATAAATCCTCAATAAACTGATCATCCTCAATCACTACCTGACTGGCGGTAAGGGTGATTCCGAAGGTATTCAGCCCCTCATGTTCCTGAGCGTCCCCCAGAACAGAGTATTTTGCATTGTTAAAGGCTGCCTGGGACTGAAAGCTTTCAATTGTCGCCAACAGCACCCCATCACTGCTGTAAAATGCTCCGTCTTTTCCTGTTCTCATATGCCGGGCATCTGCTCCGGCCCTTGTATTTAACTTTGCCATAAATTATTCCTCCCCTCCGTTAGTGCTGTAACAAAAATTATAGTATAAATACAAATGCTCCATACTGTCCTTATCCACTGCACTGATGAGGAAGTATGCATAATCTGTGTTGGCTGCCTTACCCGGATGTTCCGTTACGGTACAGGAAACCAGCTTTCCTTCCCGGATCATAGCCGCCCCCACTTCGTTTAAATTGGCAATGACGGTTTCCCTGCCGTTTTTATCGTTGTCCACATTCCCCACAAGGTTATCTGCTGTAGTATTCATGCGGTACATTAACTCAAACCGGGTCTTTGTCCGGCGTATTTTCGTCCAGCCTTTATCCTTGTTCTCCGGAAGCTCTGCCAGAGTGTTAATGGCGTTATCGATCCAGCATTTTCCAGCCGGGCTGTTTGACAGCACCATACAGCCTTTCGTCTCCGCAGACTCCATCTGAGATGGGGTTAAAACCTCCTTCAGCTCTGATACTCCTGGCAGAATCTTATGGGTAAGGGCTTTATTGCTGGGATAAGAAGCATACATTCCTGCTGCTATTGCAGCGGTCTGATAACCGTCCAGCTCCTTTTCCAACATTCCCACATGAGCATTTAAGAGATAAATCATCTTCTCATCATTATAGGTAAGGGCGTTGGCAATACGTTCTTCCAATGTCTGGCTGCTAAGCTCTGCCACAATGCCGCAAGTAAAAAGACCGTTGTCATAAGCCCTGTCTAAAAACGTTTTTAGCAGCAGATGTACCGCCGGGTTTTCCGTATCCACACAAAGTACATTCATGTACTGATTTTCTAACTTTTCCAGACCTTTTGAATAATCCTCCACCGTAGCCGCCGGATCCGTTCCGGCGGTAAATGCCTTTTGGGCGACCGGTTCTAACTGTCCGTCTGTATTTACCTGCACCGTAAAACGGGGAGATTTCTTCATGGCTTCCGCCAAAGCCGCCCCTTCCTTGTCTGTGCTTTTGGCAATGACGTAGCTCTCCATCCGGCGGCTTCCGGAATAGAAACTGATTTCCTTTTTGGCACTATCTGTAAGACTGTTTTTTACACTGACAGAAAACTCCCTGGATCCGGGATATTTTCCTTTTATCGTAACGATTTCTCCTAACTGGACGGTTGCCTCTGTCCCTTCCGCGCCTACGCGCACCGCTAAAACGGTATCTGCTCCGCCTAAAAAGGCGTATTCAATTGCATCTACATTTCCTCCATCCCCAAAGATAGGAAAAGCCCCCTGATCTGCGGTAAGCTTCACTACTTCATTGAGAGGACCAAATGTTCCCTGAAACAGCACTCCTACAATCCCGTCTTTGGCTCCGATAACCTTTGATCCATCATTGGTATTTACATTAAAATAAGTTCCCGGACGGATTTCTGCAATTCCGTCTGTAAAAATTCCTGCCATTTTATTACCTGTCCTTTCTTTGTTTTACTGGTGTTTTTCCATAAGCTTTTACTGTTTTTTTCGCTTCTTCCAATGTATACAGCGGTTTTCCTGCCTTTTTTAATGCTGCCGTTACCAGGTCCGCCCTGCATTGAAAGTTTTCTTCATGTGCTCCGGCCAGCTCTTCCACTGTATAGAGGGATTTTTTCTTTTCCACTTTAACCTCCTGTCTGAATTATTACTGATAATTTGATTGAATCTCCCGGATTGTTTTTTTTCTTTCCGTGTGTCTTAATACTCCATACTGTCCGGTTATCCGCACTTGCCCGGTTCGCAGATAGTCTGCCCCCGGCGTCACAGAAATTTCTTTTACAAAAAATGGCGATCCATCCAGCATGGCAAATTCTTCTTCAACACTTAAGTTTTTCGCCATTATTCTTGTATAGCAGCTTCTGTTTTCTGCGGATTCGCATAATACATGAACTGCCAAGGTACAGGTCATCCATGTTACCGCAAAGGTAGACTGAGCCTGGTTTTCTTTCTCTTCCTCCAGTCTTACATAAAATACCGGCGTCCCGTCCGTTATCACTTCCTCCTGCCCTGGCTGATCCATCCACAGAACCCTGCTTTTGGGGAAATTCCCTTTCAGCCAGGTATTTAAGCTATCTACCGGATCCGGTTCCACAGATAGCTGGCAGGGATATTCCAGAATATCCAATTGCATCTCCTGACTGCCGATGTTTGCCTCTCCTGCCGTAAAGCCGCCGCTGCAATTCCAGGCCAGGCAGTATGCGCTTCCCCCTTCTGGAGTGAAAAGAACTGAACATAAACATTTTTTTATCTGACTGACTGCATTTTCAAAGTCAAAGGTTCCGTTATTTTCTGCAGACACCGTAAGGCTCATACTCCCCTGGCATTTTCGCTCTTCCTTGACTGACAGATCCACCCCAAAGGTGATTCTTGGATAACAGGGCAGGCCGCCCCATCCTTCGTCCTCATCCGCCGGGGCTTTTGGTGTAAAAATAGCCGGGCTTTCGTGAAATCTGGTCACTAGCCCGGCCACCTCTTTTTCTTCTGACAGCCGCTTCCTTATTAATTCATGCAGCTCCATCATGTTTCACCTCAAAAATGTCTTGTAAATTTTCCGATATCAGAAGTTCCCACTCCTCCCGCTTCACCTCATCTGCCTGAATCCGGTAATGCTTTGCAGCATTTTGAATATCCGGCAAAAACTGTACCAGGATTTCCGTTTCGGAAACCTGGGAAACCAGTCCATTGACGCCTGTTTTCCAGCTTCGGTGTTTTCCATAAATAAAAAATCCCCGGCTGATTGCCGAGGTATCAAACACCGTCCTGTCTTCTGTTTTTAAAAGTTCTATTGATATACACCTCCCTTTACAAATAAATATTATGATATTGCCTCCTACATGAATACCGGACTAGTCAACGAATCTATAGGAAGGTAAATGCGGAGCATTTTCAGGATACCTTCCGACGATATGGCAGGAAATGCCCTGCGTCGCGTACCGGTTCATCATTATACCAGGAGGAAATCCTCTGTGCTGGTTGCCTTTGGATTCAATTATATTATACAACGAAATTTCCGAAACAAACGAAAAATTTACATCAGCGGAGATTTTTATTGCAGCAAGAAGCTGTCAGTGAATTACTTCATAGCGTAATCTAAGATATGAGTTCTCCAAAACCACACATTCTTGCAATTTCAACACCCCTAATTTTGATAATTCATTTTCTGACAATAGGGATTCTCCATCAATTAAGGTAGAAGTATCTTTTCCGCCAATTAAGATGGGCGCAACGACGATATCAATATAATCTATCAGTTTTTCACGAAGAAGCAGTCCATTTAATGTACCGCCGGTTTGTATCGTTATTCTCTCACAACCAAATTTTAATTTGAGCTGTGTGAGGACATCTTTCAACGATA